AGTAAACCTGCTGACCAAGACGTCGAGGGCTTAGGCGTAGAGGGTGCAGGTGGGAGGTGCAGTGATGCGACGTACGAGGAGCTCATCGAGCGATTTGAGCGATTGTCCTTGGAGATGCGAGTGCAGGGGTTTGCACTCGAGATGCGAAGGCTAGATGAGAAGGGGTCGCAAGGTGAGGGTTATAAACCACCGACGGACCAATATACACCAGCATTTGCAGTTCCAAAGAAGGCTGAGTTTGCGAATGAGCGGGAGTATGCAATGTTTCGGGCTTCGCAAGAGGCCTATTGGAAGGCGCGCAATCAACGCTATTTGAGGATGGGAAATGGTCATCCGCCGAAGGTTATTTTACCAACGGCGGGCATCGAGTTAGATCATACCGTGTCGAAGGTTTCTGCGTTGACGGGCGGCCAGGATGTAACTCCCGATACCATGAGCAATGTGAGCGTTGCAAGCAAATACTCAGCTTATCGCCGTTGGAGGAAAACACCGCCTGGGAGGCTGTACGAGCGCGAGCGGAAGAAGAGGCAGAGACAACGACTGCGAGCCATCTATCCACGCTCGGAAAGTTGTGTTATGCCTGGGGGGACATCTACCCATACACGGGTGAGCCGATCTGGCAATACCATGCGAGCATTGCCACCTACATCACAAGTAAAATCCCCCCAAATCCCTCGCCCATTGAGTCCGATAGTGATACGTAACCCAGACCCACCTAAACGACGAGTGGTTGAAGAGATCGAGGTAGATCCGATCTTGGCTCCTGGTATGGGTCCGCTCGTACCAACGACTCCACCATTGATACCACCCGTAGTTAAACCCAAAGGTGGGTCGGATTCTGGGAAAAGACGGAGGTCCCCAGAACCTACGGCCTCTGATCATGGAGGGCCTGGCGGTAAAAGATCATTACGCGGTCCTCCCTCGGAACCACCCATAGTTCCGAGTCAGCCTGAGCCTGTTCCTGAACCGCCTGTTGAGCCGGGGCGGGAACCCCTTCCGATTGAGCTGCCTAATTATCCGGCATATGTGGTACCAAATGGGGTGGCACCTGATAGTGTGGCGATTGAGTTGGCCGCTCATTTGAATGAGCGATTGATGTATGAGGCGCATACCCCAGCTGCTTTGATTGCCGCGAGGGATTTAGCACGGAAATGGTTGGATGTGAATTGCCCAGGACTTACTAGTACGTCGCGAGTTCAGATAATGGATCAGGCCATTACCGGGGCGTTTGTGAATGTTCAAGAGCATTTGAGTATGGCTGCGGCAGTTCGAACTAATCGCGCGGCCATTGCACTTACCGAGAATTTAGTGGCAGGAGTCGCCACCTCGTCTGATAGCATTATTAAGGATCGGTTGAAGCGCGATCCGCATATGCATCCGATACGTCGTTGGGCCTTGGGGTTGTTGTGGCCAACGATGGATGATATCGTACGGATGCCAAAGATCTAGGAGGTGGCGGGGTGTCGAGCTTGCGTGTGTGTTGAGTGTGAGAAAAGAGAGTATGACGTTGAGCCCGCTAGGCACGATGATGATTTCAAATTGTTGATTACACGTGACGATCGGTGTGATGTTTGTGATCATTACCGTGCACTCAAACAGGTAACTCGGAGGCCGCCTTGGGCGACTGTGCAGACTGCCTATTATGGGTGCCGGGCTAATGAAAGAGATGCAGTACAACATCGTCACGTCATTTCTATTTCCGTCGAGCCTAAGCGGTACCGGGACATTCCACTCATGTTCCGGCGAGTTTTGATGAAAATTGGCTGGTACAGATGGAGTTTCAGCCCATTTAGTGAGGAAGAATTTTTAGCACATGTTAAAAGTACTAAGAAACGACGTTATCGTGAGGCTTTCCGTACTTTAAAAGGTAATCCCCTGACAAAACGCGACTTTTATGTCAATTCTTTTATTAAGTTTGAGAAAATCGACGTAGCCAAGTCATTTGTTAAGGCGCCCAGGTTAATCCAGTATAGACCACCTCGCTATTGTGGTGAGCTTGGCCGATACTTAGTGCCCATTGAGCGCCGGTTGTTTGGTACTTGGAATTTGCGTCGGGGAGTTGACCAAGTCGTTTTTGCTAAGGGATTAAATAGTTTCCAAATTGCACGACGAATTGTCGCGATGGATCGCTTCAGAGATAACGTATTTGTTTTGCTGGATCATTCAAATTTTGATGCCAGTGTTACCACTAAATGGCTTGAATCTGAGATCGCCGCTTATTCAGCATTGTATCATGATGAGTATTTGGATTTTATGCTGAGTGCCCAACGTTACAACCGAGGAAGGACAACATCTGGGTTGTATTATCAATGTGAGGCGCGGAAGATGAGCGGCGAATATAATACCTCTCTCGGAGACACCCTCATCAATTATGTTTTGCTTGAGAGTTGGTTGGAGGGTGTTGACCACGAAATACTGGTTAATGGAGATGATAGTGTCGTGAGTATGTCGCGCGTAGATTGGATGAAGTTGGCCGATGATGCCATAGATTGGTTCGCAGGTTATGGGTTCACCACCAAAATTGACATTGTTACGACCTTGTATAGGGTCGAGTTTTGTCAGTGTCAACCAATACAACTGCGACCAGGGTTGTGGCGTATGGTGCGCAAGCCTATGCGCGTCACTAGTAGGATGGCATATTCGGTCGGGACCTATGAAGGTGAGGCTTGGCTACGATATTTAACAGCTATTGGGTTGGCCGAGCTATCTTGTTCAGATGGAGTGCCTGTTTTACAAGCAGCCGCTATGCACGCATTACACCACGGGCTTGGCAAGGAGCCATTGACATTACCATACCATCCAGGTATATTGGAACCCTTTTGGGGAAGGCCTCTTGCCAAACGTATTCATCCCATAGCCCGCGCCACTTTTGCTTTGGCGTTTGACATTAGCGAAGCGCAACAACATCAAATGGAGCGCTGGTATGGTCATTGTGATCATGGGTATGTGGCGGGATTGGTCATTAAACCGAGAGATATAACAGCTAAGTTTTCTGTTGGATTGCCGAGATTATGGCGACTGAAGCTCAACGTATTAGACGCCGGCGTCAGCGACAAAACCGTGTCGCGCGTGGATTGCCGGCGAGAACGGGACGAGCGAGACGACCACGCTTGTCCCGGTCGCAGCAAGCTCGAGGGGGAAATCGCCAGCCGAATGGCAGGCGGATGAATCGGCGAGGGCGCCGAGGATTTGGGCGGGTGTTGGCCAACGCGAGGATTGGCCAGGTGGCGGAATATGTCCGCAATGTGCCTGCCCCTGTTGCGATGGGGCAAATTGCCATCAATGCTGATCCCGGGATTGTGACGCTACCTTTTCGTGCCATTTTGGGCATATTTGATGTTAGTAAGGTGGCCAAGGGACAAATTGCATTTAGTACATTGCTGGCTCCCCAATTGTTCAATAACACCTACATTGGGGGACAGGCTGCACTGTACCAGAAATATCGGTTCACTGAACTGAGAGCACATGTGAAAGCTACCGCACCAACAACCGTCGGTGGTAATTATGTGGCTGGCATAGTTAGTGATCCATCTGCCACTCCATCAACACCGGGGCTTGGCAATGTTCAGTGGATCACTTCGTTGGCGGGGAGTACTGACGCCAACGTTTATTTGTCATCTTGTGCCACGCTACATTGTTCGTCGGCTGAGCGACGACAAAAGTGGTTCTTGACCGGACTGAATGATGAACCTGATGATGCCATACAGGCTAGTTTTATACTAGCTATGGCTGCACCAGTATCTAACATCACTGGTGGTGGGCCTGTGAGTCTTGAAATATCGATTGAAGGTGTGGCCCAGTTTATGGGCCCTAAGGCGGCTACTGACACGCAAGAACAACAAGGGGTTCTGCGTATCCCACCCGATACCAGTTACCCCTTTGCAACTGAGTATGCCGAGACACCTGTATCATTTGTGTTGCATGATGGGGTTATATCAGGTGACCCCGTGCATGGGGGTGAAGCCCCATGGCCCACAATCATCGGCGATATGTTGTCCAGTCAGGCTTATGAGGTCGTGCCACCATTGGTTTATACATCTGATGTTGGGGTGGTTACGACAGCGCAAGCGGTTGTTTGGTGCGATGGGAGTGATTCCACCGTAACACTCCCTTTGCCTAATGTTTCAATGGCATTCTTTGATACCATTGAGAATGCCCAGGCTGCGAAGAATTTGAATGCAACCGGGTTGTGTGCTTTTCACGTCCCGTTCATTGATAGTCAACAACATGTTTTGCTGCCAGTACCGGGACAAGTTGCGGGTATGAAGTATTCATCTGCTACTGTTAAACCGCGACTATTCAAGTCCAAGTTGGACCAGGTCAATTTTGAATTGGCCTCTCGCATGAAGTCAATGCACTTGCGGGGAAACTAGAGGCGCCGGCGGCGGCGTCCATCGATGGCGCATTTGCAGTGAATGTGGCTGATAATGTGGTTAGGCGAGATATGGTGACAGATGCTAGTTTTATTAGGCAACTACAATCAGTTGAGGGACTATTGACGCAGATTGATGGCCATATAGTGGAGGCCAAGCCATTGTTCGATCAAGTTATATCGGCGTTGCAGTCGATCGATGGTAAGGCTACCACTACTAATGATCTGCTGTTGCGTATTCTTGAGAAACCTACGTATACAGTGGCTCAGTTGGCGGCTTTGTTGACAGCTGTTGAAACCACAGCTACCAACACTGATTTGACGTCTGCTATTGATCAGGCCCTCCAACAACTGGTTACGATTGCTGGTGATATAAAGACTAGCACCACGTTGATTGAGTCTCTTACTCAGAATACTAATGACTTGTTAACACAGGTTAAAATTGATACTGATGCAACATCGGATGCGCTGACTAACACGTCGTCAACGTATCTTCAGTATATTCTGAGCTTGGCAAACCACATGGCTGAAGTTGATACCGCTGTGACGTTGACGGCTAAGGCGTTGACTGATGATACGGCACCATACTTCAGTAATGTGGCTGCCATGGCCAGAGACTTGAATGACATCGATACCAACTTTGTTGGATTGGTTGATGCCACCATTTTCTACGTCGGGACTGATGCCATGTTCCGAGTTGGGATTTACACACCATCTATGGACGATTGTACCGCTGGCTTGAGACCGCCAAGTGATGGATCACATACGGGACCGCCCTCTGATTTTGATTTGCTTGACTACCCCAAATCACCAACACCGGATAACCGGGCCCCTTAGTTGGTGATCAACCCCAGTATAAAACCGGGGGTATGGACCCCCCCCGGGGC